TCATTTGTCGATTTCAATTTTGTCCCATTCCCGTCCACGGCTGTCCCTATACCGCGCCGCCATTGAATCTGATTTATGCCCGAGAAGACGTTGAGCAAACTTATCGCCAGTCTGGTTCCGGTATAGCCTAGCTGACAGGCTACGCAGTTCATGGAATGTTGGCGGGTTTCCATCAAATGAGAGGCCAGATGCATTTTTCGCCTTTGTAAAATACTTTGATACTGTTTTCGGGGAAAGCGGATCGTGATGCTTTGATGCGATTATAGTTTCACTGCTGCTGGCCTCCCTGCATTTCTGTAGTGTATCAGCCAATGAGATATTGAGCGCGTCAATCGTTAGCGTTAGCGGAATGGCGAGTTTAGCCCCTGTTTTACTCTGTTTAATGTGAAGATGGTTGTCGTTTATGTCTGACCATTTCATTCTGCACAAATCGCCGACTCTCTGCCCTGTAACGACGGCCAAATCCATCGCCAGCCTTAGCCAGATAGGGAGAGGTTCGGCTGCATGGTAAATCTCGACATACTCATTAGCTGTCAGCCTTGAGCGCCTTACTTCTGACTTTGCTGTACGGGTTGCTGTTACCGGATTCGTTGCCACATGCCCCTCAGCTATTGCTTCACGAAAAACGTCAACAAGGGTTGACCTGATTAATTTTGCGGAAGCTGCTTTACCTTCTGCTACGTAGGTGTTTAGCATTGCTGCCACTTCTTTCGTTGATATGTCAGTGAGCGGTTTGTCCGGCAATTTTCTTCGGATTGCCCTGATTTTGCTGGCGTAGTCGAGTAGAGTTTTCGGCCTGATCCCCCTTTCGGTGAGGATTGTTTCATATCGGTCAAGCCACACATGAAGAGTGATTGCGTCACCGCCTTTAATTCTGTCTATTAGTGATTTGCGTCCGCTGTCTGAGAGTAATTCAATATTGGCCTGTATTGCTTCAGTGATTGCTATCCTCCTGTCTCGGCCTAAACCAAACTCTTTACCCGTCCTTGGGTCCCTGTAGCAGTAATATCCATTGTTTCTTATATAAAGGTTAGGGGGTAAATCCCGGCGCTCATGACTTCGCCTTCTTCCCATTTCTGATCCTCTTCAAAAGGCTACCTGTTACTGGTCGATTTAAGTCAACCTTTACCGCTGATTCGTGGAACAGATACTCTCTTCCATCCTTAACCGGAGGAGGGAATATCCTGCATTCGCGCACCCATCGACGAACTGTTTCAAGGCTTCTTGGGCGTCGCTGGCGAGCGTTCCACTCCTGAAGTGTCAAGTACATCGCAAAGTCTCCGCAATTACACGCAAGAAAAAGCCGCATTGATGCGGCGATGGTAGGTCTGGATATCATTGAGCAATGAACAGGCCTCATCGAGTGTGAGGCGGTGTAATTTCATGGTTAGTCCTTGCGTAGCTCGCTGATTCTTCTGTAAGTCTCTGGTGCTTTGTTTCCGTGTATCTTCATTTCAGACTTCAACAGAGCAACGAGGGAATCCCATTCGTTGAGGATTCCTTTGAATGCCGGAACGCGCTTTGCAACCTTGTTGAATGAATCTCTGATTTCTGGAATCTGCTCAACAAGTGCAACGCATCGTCTGAAATCGGCTGCGTCATGGGGAGCGCCGAAGTGATGACCATAGATATTCTTTTTCAGTCCACATGCGATTGAGGCAAGAGTTGCGCTACTGATGCCGACATCGCCAGTCGATTGCCATTTCAAAACCTTCATAGCCAAATCTGACATTTCTTGTCTCCAATAAAAAACCGCCATCAGGCGGCTTGGTGTTCTTTCAGTTCTTCAATTCGAATATTGGTTACGTCTGCATGCGCTATCTGCGCCCATAGCATCCAGTGGTCATAGCAGTCATTGATGTTCTCTGCTTCGATAACTCTGTTGAATGGTTCTCCATTCCATTCACCTGTGACTCGGAAGTGCATTTATCATCTCCATAAAACAAAACTCGCCGTAGCGAGTTCAGATATAATTTCCACCAAAGGCAGTAGTTGCTTGATGCTAAGAATTATTCAATACCTATTCCTGTAATATCTTTTATCTTTTTCCTTGCAAAGCCTTTTGCTAGTGATTTTGAAACACTCATAAGTGTACTAATTCCCTCATCCTTAAAGTTTGTTTTTATAGCTTGCCAGACATCCTTTTGACGTAAGTCAGCAATAAAATCATGCCCTCTTGCTGTCAACCTCAGTGGTACTTCGATCCAACTATATCCAACACCTTCCCCTAACGCTTTGGACATTATATGACCGAACCCAGGTTTTCCATCAACCCTGACTATTAATTCGTAGTCACATAATAATCGCATATGGAAAATAAAATCTTGGTCATATCTATTAAAGCCATTATCCTCTAGTTCACTAAGCATCGTGTCAGGGCCACGAGTTTTTTCGAATGCGATAAGTAGATCTTTTAGATATTGCTGGTCTAATTTCATTGCCGCCTCCGTGACATGTCACAGAGATTTATATCATTAATTTTGTTTCGTGCCAGCCTTTGGTCACCCAGCATTGTGAGTCACCATTACACGGGCATGAATTAACAGGAACTCTCTCGCCGCACTTACCGCAACGTTTTCTGCTGATCGATTTTATACGCCAGCGCACACGTGCATCATCCTGGCGGCGCGGATACTTCCGGTATCTTTTTACGCGATATTCCCCTTCAATGGCACATACAAGAAGAGAGCCATCCACAGGAGTGATTGAGGAATCGACAACCAGCAACGCTTAATTATCTATAGTGTCGTATTTGCTTCATAAAATATGGCGAATAACACAAAGCCCGCAGCAGCTCATTGTGCGGGCTTTTCTTATACCTACTTCCTAGAGATAATTCTATGGAGGCATTAAATCAATACTGTCATTGGTAATATCATATTATCTAAAAGTCTTTCCACTTTTAACATCTAGGTATATTCTGTTCGACAACGTCATTCCTCCGCAATATGTGAAATAGATGTTTTTACCCTTATTGCTTGATGCCATCCACCCTCCGATTTCCTTAAAATCGCTTTCCGTGCAGACCCCTTCATTTATTAACTTCCTAGCTGCCGAAGAAAACTCTTTTTTGTATATACGGTAGTCATCAGATCCTTTGATTAAAGTATCATCTCCGCTCGCATTTTCAGCAGGATCTGATGGCCTTTCACTGCTAAGATCACTAAGTTTAACCCATTCTGAAAACTTGCCATTAACGATTCCATTTTTTCTTGTGCAGGATTTATTACCTTCTTTAATATATTCGCTTTCCCCTCCAACACATGAGGCTGAATATGGCTCAGTTATACGAACCCATTCACCTTTTTTTTCTAGAAAATCTACGCCTTCCCTGAAAAATAGTTTCCCAGCCACTCCACATTTACTTGAAGGGCAGGTATGTCTTTCCGTTCGATCAACAACAACCCATAGTTTTGATTCATTTTTTGCCATTGCCGATGGTATTTGAGATGAGACAATTAACGTAAGCCCTAAAATTAGTATTGATTTTTTCATTGTAATTTCCTTTTACTTTTTACAAAGCGTTTAATCATGGCTGATTATCTCTAAGCGTAGTAACAGCCTTGTGCGAAACATGTTACCAAATCGCCATTTCAGTGTATCCGCAGTTAGGCTGCCACTTCAAGGATTCCTAATTACATGGTACGTAAGCGTAAAATCCCGTTGGTTGGCTGGTAATAACTCTGATCAAATCTCCCTTGTCTTTTGCTCTTACGTATGCAGCTCTTGTGTATTCAACCCAGGCCTCCAGTTCAGTAATACGCTTACTTCCATCCGAGATAACACCTTCTACTCACGCTGCTCGTTGAGTTTTGATTTTTGCTGTCTCCAGCTCAACACGCAGTTTCCCCACCGTTAGCGCAATATCCTCGTTCTCCTGGTCGCGGCGTTTGATGTATTGCTGGTTTCTTTCCCGTTCATCCAGCAGTGTCAGCACAATCGATGGTGTTACCAGCTCATGGAAAAGGTCCGCGTCAAATCCCCAGTTGTCATGCATTGCCTGCTCTGCCGCTTCACGCAGTGCCTGAGAGTGAATTACGCTCACTTCGAACCTCTCTGTTTACTGATAAGCTCCAGATCTTCCTGGCAACTTGCACAAGTCCGACAACCCTGAACGGCCAGGCGTCTTCGCTCATCTATGGGATCGCCACACTCACAACAATGAGTGGCAGATACAGCCTGGTGGTTCAGGCGGCGCATTTTTATTGCTGTGTTGCGCTGTAATTCTTCAATTTCTGATGCTGAATCAATGACGTCTGCCATCTTCCATTAATTCCTGAATTGTTGGTTAATACGCTTGGGGGTAAAGGCGAGCAATAAAAAAGGAGCCTGTAGCTCCCTGATAATTTTGCTTTTCATGTTCATCGTTCCTTAAAGACGCCGTTTAACATGCCGATTGCCAGGCTTAAATGAGTCGGTGTGAATCCCATCAGCGTTACCGTTTCGCGGTGCTTCTTCAGTACGCTACGGCAAATGTCATCGACGTTTTTATCCGGAAACTGCTGTCTGGCTTTTTTGATTTCAGAATTAGCCTGACGGGCAATGCTGCGAAGGGCGTTTTCCTGCTGAGGTGTCATTGAACAAGTCCCATGTCGGCAAGCATAAGCACACAGAATATGAAGCCCGCTGCCAGAAAAATGCATTCAGTGGTTGTCATACCTGGTCTCTCTCATCTGCTTCTGCTTTCGCCACCATCATTTCCAGCTTTTGTGAAAGGGATGCGGCTAACGTATGAAATTCTTCGTCTGTTTCTACTGGTATTGGCACAAACCTGACTCCAATTTGAGCGAGGCTATGTGCCATCTCGATACTCGTTCTTAACTCAACGGGAGATGCTTTGTGCATACAGCCCCCCCCCGTTTATTATTTATCTCCTCAGCCAGCCGCTGTGCTTTCAGGGGATTTCGGATAACAGGAAGGCCGGGAAATACCCAGCCTCGCTTTGTAACGGAGTAGACGAAAGTGATTGCGCCTACCCGGATATTATCGTGAGGATGCTTCATCGCCATTGCTCCCCAAATACAAAACCAATTTCAGCCAGTGCCTCGTCCATTTTTTCGATGAACTCCGGCACCATCTCGTCAAAACTCGCAATGTACTTTTCATCCCGCTCAACCACGACATAATGCAGTCCTTCACGCTTCATACGCGGGTCATAGTTGGCAAAGTACCAGGCATCTTTTCGTGTCACCCACATGCTGTACTGCACCTGGGCCATGTAAGCCGATTTTATGGCCTCGAAACCACCGAGCCGGAACTTCATGAAATCCCGGGAGGTAAACGGGCATTTCAGTTCAAGGCCGTTGCCGTCACTGCATAAACCATCGGGAGAGCAGGCGGTGCGCATACTTTCGTCGCGATAGATGATCGGGGATTCAGTAACATTCACGCCGGAAGTGAACTCAAAGAGGGCTCTGGCGTCGTTCTCGTACTGTTTTCCCCAGGCCAGCGCCTTAGCGTTAACTTCCGGAGCCACACCGGTGCAAACCTCGGCAAGCAGGGTGTGGAAGTAGGACATTTTCATGTCAGGCCACTTCTTTCCGGAGCGGGGTTTTGCTATCACATTGTGAACCTCTGAAGCGGTGATGACGCCGAGCCGTAATTTGTGCCACGCATCATCCCCCTGTTCGACAGCTCTCACGTCGATCCCGGTACGCTGCAGTATAATGTCCGGTGTCATGCTGCCACCTTCTGCTCAGTGGCTTTCTGTTTCAGGAATCCAAGAGCTTTCACTGCTTCGGCCTGTGTCAGTTCCGACGATGCGCGAATGTCGCGGCGAAATATCTGGGAACAGAGCGGCAATAAGTCGTCATCCCATGTTTTGTCCAGGGCAATCAGCAGAGTGTTAATCTCCTGCATGGTTTCATCGTTAACCGGAGTGATGTCGCGTTCCGGCTGACGTTCTGCAGTGTATGCGGTATTTTCGACAATGCGCTCGGCTTCATCCTTGTCATAGATACCAGCAAATCCGAAGGCCAGACGGGCACACTGAATCATGGCTTTATGACGTAACATCCGTTTGGGATGCGACTGCCACGGTCCGGTGATTTCTCTGCCTTCGCGGGTTTTGAATGGTTCGCGGCGGCATTCATCCATCCACTCGGTAACGCAGATCGGATGATTGCGGTCCTTGCGGTAAATCCGGCATGTGCAGGATTCATTGTCCTGCTCAAAGTCCATACCATCAAACTGCTGGTTTTCATTGATGATGCGGGACCAGCCATCAACGCCCACCACCGGAACGATGCCGTTCTGCTTATCAGGGAAGGCGTAAATTTCTTTCGTCCACGGATTAAGGCCGTACTGGTTGGCGACGATCAACAATGCGATGAACTGCGCATCGCTGGCATCACCTTTAAATGCCGTCTGGCGAAGAGTGGTGATCAGTTCCTGTGGGTCGACAGAATCCATGCCGACACGTTCAGCCAGCTTCCCTGCCAGCGTTGCGAGTGCTGTACTCATCCGTTTTATACCTCTGAATCAATATCAACCTGGTGGCGAGCAATAGTTTCAACCATGTACCGGATGTGTTCTGCCATGCGTTCCTGAAACTCAACATCGTCATCAAACGCACGGGTAATGGCTTTTTTGCTGGCCCCGTGGCGTTGCAAATGATCGATGCATAGCGATTCAAACAGGTGCTGGGGCAGGCCTTTTTCCATGTCGTCTGCCAGTTCTGCCTCTTTCTCTTCACGGGCGATCTGCTGGTAGTGACGCGCCCAGCTCTGAGCCTCAAGACGATCCTGAATGTAATAAGCGTTCATGGCTGAACTCCTGAAATAGCTGTGAAAATATCGCCCGCGAAATGCCGGGCTGATTAGGAAAACAGGGAAGGGGGGTAGTGAATGCTTTTGCTTGATCTCAGTTTCAGTATTAATATCCATTTTTTATAAGCGTCGACGGCCTCACGAAACATCTTTTCATCGCCAATAAAAGTGGCGATAGTGAATTTAGTCTGGATAGCCATAAGTATTTGATCCATTTTTTGGGACTCCTGGCTGATTAAGTATGTCGATAAGGCGTTTCCATCCGTCACGTAATTTACGGGTGATTCGTTCAAGTAAAGATTCGGAAGGGCAGCCAGCAACAGGCCACCCTGCAATGGCATATTGCATGGTGTGCTCCTTATTTATACATAACGAAAAACGACTCGAGTGAAGCGTTATTGGTATGCGGTAACGCCGCGCTCAGGCGGCTTTGATAGTCATATCATCTGAATCAAATATTCCTGATGTATCGATATCGGTAATTCTTATTCCTTCGCTACCATCCATTGGAGGCCATCCTTCCTGACCATTTCCATCATTCCAGTCGAACTCACACACAACACCATATGCATTTAAGTCGCTTGAAATTGCTATAAGCAGAGCATGTTGCGCCAGCATGATTAATACAGCATTTAATACAGAGCCGTGTTTATTGAGTCGGTATTCAGAGTCTGACCAGAAATTATTAATCTGGTGAAGTTTTTCCTCTGTCATTACGTCATGGTCGATTTCAATTTCTATTGATGCTTTCCAGTCGTAATCAATGATGTATTTTTTGATGTTTGACATCTGTTCATATCCTCACAGATAAAAAATCGCCCTCACATTAGAGGGCAAAGAAGATTTCCAATAATCAGAACAAGTCGGCTCCTGTTTAGTTACGAGCGACATTGCTCCGTGTATTCACTCGTTGGAATGAATACACAGTGCAGTGTTTATTCTGTTGTTTATGCCAAAGATAAAGGCTACCATCAGGCAGCCTTGTTGTTCTGTTTGTCAAGTTCTCTGGCAATCATTGCCGTCGTTCGTATTGCCCATTTATCGACATATTTCCCATCTTCCATTACAGGAAACATTTCTTCAGGCTTAACCATGCATTCCGATTGCAGCTTGCATCCATTACATCGTTTGAATTGTCCACGCCATTGATTTTTATCAATAGTCGTAGTCATACGGATAGTCCTGGTATTGTTCCATCACATCCTGAGGATGCTCTTCGAACTCTTCAAATTCTTCTTCCATATATCACCTTAAATAGTGGATTGCGGTAGTAAAGATTGTGCCTGTCTTTTAACCACATCAGGCTCGGTGGTTCTCATGTACCCCTACAGCGAGAAATCGGATAAACTCTATTCACCCCTACAGAGAGCAAAAGAGAAACGCCGATGAACAACTCATGGTGGCAGGAACTAATGCATTTTTTCCTGCAAGGAATGACACTTAAACAGTTGATTCATATGCTAATCATTCTGATCATATTGATTATTGTTATGCCGGTAAGCGTAAAAGAATGGATAAACCTGCATAATCCAGAAATCCTTCCTCATTACTGGATGTATTACATCCTGTTGTTTTGCGTTAGCTATGTGCTTAACGGCGTTGTTAATTCCGCTTATCACGCTGTGACTGAAAGAATTGAGGTATCCGCTGCTCAGAAGCGCAAATCTAAAGAAGAAAAATATGTGCAAGATTTGTTTGATTCATTAACTCTTGGAGAAAGAGCGTATTTGGCATTCGCTGTAGCCGCTAATAACCAGCTACAAACGGAAAAGGGAGCTCATGAATCAATTTCATTGCTCAAAAAAGGACTCCTCGTTCGAAGGCCTCCTGCTGTTGGATATCCTGATACCGACCGTTTCGTTATCCCTGAAAGCTATAGACATGAGTGCTACATTAGGTTTGCCGGGAAGGCAGACAGCCTTATGGATGAACTTATCGCTCAGGATAAGCATGGCAAAAACAAGTAATTAGCAAATGAATTTATCATCTCGCCGTCAGTTGTTTTGATTTCCGGTAGCCTGCCGCGTAAATGGCTACGTTTGGCAGGCAAATACTTCCACTGCATTCATCTGCCTTCTTGCAGCGAAGGCTTCCGAGTGATGCTGCTTTGTCTGCTCTGACGCAACCAGAGAGCTTTAGCGCAATTTTTCGCGCCAGTCGCTGTTCTTGCATTGCCTGCTCACGTTGAGCCTGTCTGCGTGCTCTGCGGCGATTTCTGGCGTTATCGTTAGCCAGATATGTAATGACTACTGCCATGTTGACCTCCGATGATTGACTTTGGCGGTGACGCGCCGGGTGCTTATCTTCCGGTTGCCGTCGTGCAGCTGCACTTCACGTCACCCCAAAGCCAACTACTCTTTGGTTCCCGCATTTCGGCGGGACAATCCCATCAATGTTAAAGAGCCTGCCAATCTGTTCCGTTTGGCTACCAGCGTCCTGCTGATGACTTAAATTTAAGATTTCTTTAATTGTTGGTCAAGGGTGTTTTGAAGAAAACTTAAATTTTATTGCGAAGTTTAAGTTTTGCTTTGATTTTTAAAGGAAAGAAAAAAAGGGGCGAATGCCCCTTATGGAAGGTTTGCTATTTTTGCATCGACAACTACACCGATGATTTTGCAGTTCCCGTTGATCTCAATCATCGGATATTGTGGGTTAAGTGGTTTTAGAAACCTTCTACCAGCATCAATAACTAACTTCTTGAAAGTTGCCTCGTTTTCTCCTTCGAGCTTTGCCACTACCAGCTTCCCATTACGAGGTTCTACTTCAGGATCAACAAGTATTATCATCCCTTCCGGGATGCTAAGACCGGCTGGAGCCGTCATCGAATCACCCTTTACGTCCAGCCAAAACGAATCTTCTGAACAATCTACGGTTGTATCGTACCAGTTATCTATTGCACGCTTATGATATGGCTCTACAGCTTCCATCCAACATCCTGCGCTTACCCAACTAATTAGAGGATACGAACCTCTTGGATCATGCCTGCTGTGATAGGCAATGTTTGAAAGACTATCTTCTCCTTTCAACAAGTAATCAGGGGAGCACTGTAAAGCCTTGGCTAAAGCCAATAGGTTTTCGCCATTGGGCTCAGTTTCAGAACGCTCCCATTGGGAAATAGCAACATTAGACACGCCAACCATCTTGCCAAGGGCAGCCTGCCTAATCTTAAGTTCTTTTCTGCGAGCGCGAATACGCTCACCCATCAGTTGTGTATTCATAGTTAAGACATCTTAAATAAACTTGACTTAAGATTCCTTTGATAGATAATTTAAGTGTTCTTTAATTTGGTGGCGAGTCTATGTACAAGAAAGATGTTATCGACCACTTCGGAACCCAGCGTGCGGTAGCTAAAGCGTTAGGCATTAGCGATGCAGCAGTCTCTCAGTGGAAGGAAGTCATCCCAGAGAAAGACGCCTATCGACTGGAAGTCGTTACAGCTGGCGCCCTGAAGTATCAAGAAAGTGCTTATCGCAAAGCGGCATAAGCAAATTGCTCTTTAACAGTCATGGTCCTTATTCCCGCCGAAATGCGGGAATACAACGCGCATCAGTTGGTGCGTATAACTTCTTATTTGTTAAGGAAATACTTACATATGCAACTTACAAGTACTCGCAAGAAAGCGAATGCAATCACAAGCAACATCCTGAATCGAATTGCTGTACGTGGTCAGCGAAAGGTTGCTGATGCATTAGGGATTAATGAATCGCAAATTTCGCGATGGAAAGACAGCTTTATCCCAAAGATGGCCATGCTTCTGGCTGTGCTGGAGTGGGGTGTTGAAGACGAGGAATTAGCAAAGCTAGCAAAGAAAGTAGCCATGGTGCTGACAAAAGAAAAGCCTCAAGACTGCTGCAACAGTTTTGAGGCCTGATGTAGAAAGACTGGATCAATCCACAGGAGTCATTATGACAAATACAGCAAAAATACTCAACTTCGGCAGAGGTAACTTTACCGGACAGGAGCGTAATGTGGCAGATCTCGATGATGGTTACGCCAGACTATCAAATATGCTGCTTGAGGCTTATTCAGGCGCAGATCTGACCAAGCGACAATTTAAAGTGCTGCTTGCCATTCTGCGTAAAACCTATGGGTGGAATAAACCAATGGACAGAATCACCGATTCTCAACTTAGCGAGATTACAAAGTTACCTGTCAAACGGTGCAATGAAGCCAAGTTAGAACTCGTCAGAATGAATATTATCAAGCAGCAAGGCGGCATGTTTGGACCAAATAAAAGCATCTCAGAATGGTGTATCCCTCAAAACGAGGGAAAATCCCCTAAAACGAGGGATAAAACATCCCTCAAATTGGGGGATTGCTATCCCTCAAAACAGGGGGACACAAAAGACACTATTACAAAAGAAAAAAGAAAAGATTATTCGTCCGAGAATTCTGGCGAATCCTCTGACCAGCCAGAAAACGATCTTTCTGTGGTTAAACCGGATGCTGCAATTCAGAGCGGCAGCAAGTGGGGGACAGCAGAAGACCTGACCGCCGCAGAGTGGATGTTTGACATGGTGAAGACTATCGCACCATCAGCCAGAAAACCGAATTTTGCTGGGTGGGCTAACGATATCCGCCTGATGCGTGAACGTGACGGACGTAACCATCGCGACATGTGTGTACTGTTCCGCTGGGCATGCCAGGACAACTTCTGGTCCGGTAACGTGCTTAGCCCGGCCAAACTCCGCGACAAGTGGACCCAGCTCGAAATCAACCGTAACAAGCAACAGGCAGTCGTGACAGCCAGCAAACCAAAACTCGACCTGACAAACACAGACTGGATTTACGGGGTGGATCTATGAAAAACATCGCCGCACAGATGGTTAACTTTGACCGTGAGCAGATGCGTCGGATCGCCAACAACATGCCGGAACAGTACGACGAAAAGCCGCAGGTACAGCAGGTAGCGCAGATCATCAACGGTGTGTTCAGCCAGTTACTGGCAACTTTCCCGGCGAGTCTGGCTAACCGTGACCAGAACGAACTGAACGAAATCCGCCGCCAGTGGGTTCTGGCTTTCCGGGAAAACGGGATCACCACAATGGAACAGGTTAACGCAGGAATGCGCGTAGCCCGTCGGCAGAATCGACCATTTCTGCCATCACCCGGGCAGTTTGTTGCATGGTGCCGGGAAGAAGCATCCGTTATCGCCGGACTGCCAAACGTCAGCGAGCTGCTTGATATGGTTTACGAGTATTGCCGGAAGCGAGGCCTGTATCCGGATGCGGAGTCTTATCCGTGGAAATCAAACGCGCACTACTGGCTGGTTACCAACCTGTATCAGAACATGCGGGCCAATGCGCTTACTGATGCGGAATTACGCCGTAAGGCCGCAGATGAGCTTGTCCATATGACTGCGAGAATTAACCGTGGTGAGGCGATCCCTGAACCAGTAAAACAACTTCCTGTCATGGGCGGTAGACCTCTAAATCGTGCACAGGCTCTGGCGAAGATCGCAGAACTCAAAGCTAAGTTCGGACTGAAAGGAGCAAGTGTATGACGGGCAAAGAGGCAATTATTCATTACCTGGGGACGCATAATAGCTTCTGTGCGCCGGACGTTGCCGCGCTAACAGGCGCAACAGTAACCAGCATAAATCAGGCCGCGGCTAAAATGGCACGGGCAGGTCTTCTGGTTATCGAAGGTAAGGTCTGGCGAACGGTGTATTACCGGTTTGCTACCAGGGAAGAACGGGAAGGAAAGATGAGCACGAACCTGATTTTTAAGGAGTGTCGCCAGAGTGCCGCGATGAAACGGGTATTGGCGGTATATGGAGTTAAAAGATGACCATCTACATCACTGAGCTAATAACAGGCCTGCTGGTAATCGCAGGCCTTTTTATTTGGGGGAGAGGGAAGTCATGAAAAAACTAACCTTTGAAATTCGATCTCCAGCACATCAGCAGAACGCCATTCAAGCTATCCAGCAAATCCTTCCAGACCCAACCAAACCAATCGTAGTAACCATTCAGGAACGCAACCGCAGCTTAGACCAGAATCGAAAGCTTTGGGCTTGCCTTGGTGACGTCTCTCGTCAGGTTGAATGGCATGGTCGCTGGCTGGATGCAGAAAGCTGGAAGTGCGTTTTTACAGCAGCATTAAAGCAGCAGGACGTTGTTCCTAACCTTGCCGGGAATGGCTTTGTGGTAATAGGCCAGTCAACCAGCAGGATGCGTGTAAGCGAATTTGCGGAGCTATTAGAGCTTATACAGGCATTCGGTACAGAGCGTGGCGTTAAGTGGTCAGACGAAGCGCGACTAGCTCTCGAATGGAAAGCGCGATGGGGAGAGCGGGCTGCATGACTATCAAATCAAATACGCCAGCACACGACAAGGACTGCTGGCAAACGCCGCTTTGGCTTTTTGATGCACTGGATATTGAGTTTGGATTCTGGCTGGATTCGGCAGCGAGCGACAAAAATGCTCTGTGCGCTCACTGGTTAACTGAGGCCGACGACGCGCTAAATTCTGAGTGGATAAGCCACGGTGCAATCTGGAATAACCCACCGTACAGCAATATCAGGCCGTGGGTGGAAAAAGCCGCTGAGCAGTGCATACAACAGCGACAGACGGTAGTGATGCTTGTGCCAGAGGATATGTCTGTCGGATGGTTCAGCAAGGCTCTGGAGAGTATTGACGAAGTTCGCATCATCACTGATGGACGGATTAATTTTATCGAACCATCGACAGGGCTGGAGAAGAAGGGAAACAGCAAAGGTTCCATGCTGCTGATTTGGTGACCGTTCATCAGTCCTCGACGGATGTTTACTACCGTATCCAAAGCGGCATTGATGGCGATCGGGCAGGGCGTCAGGAGGGCAGCATGAGACGACAGCGACGAAGTATCACCGACATCATCTGCGAAAACTGCAAATACCTTCCAACGAAGCGCTCCAGAAATAAACGCAAGCCAATCCCAAAAGAATCTGACGTAAAAACCTTCAACTACACGGCTCACCTGTGGGATATCCGGTGGCTTAGAGAACGTGCGAGGAAAACAAGGTGATTGACCAAAATCGAAGTTACGAACAAGGAAGTGTCGAGCGAGCTTTAACGTGCGCTAACTGCGGTCAGAAGCTGCATGTGCTGGAAGTTCACGTGTGTGAGCACTGCTGCGCAGAACTGATGAGCGATCCGAATAGCTCGATGCACGAGGAAGAAGACGATGGCTAAACCAGCGCGAAGACGATGTAAAAACGATGAATGTCGGGAATGGTTTCACCCTGCATTCGCCAATCAGTGGTGGTGCTCTCCAGAGTGTGGAACCAAGATAGCACTCGAACGACGAAGCAAAGAACGCGAAAAAGCGGAAAAGGCAGCAGAGAAGAAACGACGACGAGAGGAGCAGAAACAGAAAGATAAACTTAAGATTCGAAAACTCGCCTTAAAGCCCCGCAGTTACTGGATTAAACAAGCCCAACAAGCCGTAAACGCCTTCATCAGAGAAAGAGACCGCGACTTACCATGTATCTCGTGCGGAACGCTCACGTCTGCTCAGTGGGATGCCGGGCATTACCGGACAACTGCTGCGGCGCCTCAACTCCGATTTGATGAACGCAATATTCACAAGCAATGCGTGGTGTGCAACCAGCACAAAAGCGGAAATCTCGTTCCGTATCGCGTCGAACTGATTAACCGCATCGGGCAGGAAGCAGTAGACGAAATCGAATCAAACCATAACCGCCATCGCTGGACTGTCGAAGAGTGCAGGGCCATCAAGGCGGAGTATCAACAGAAACTTAAAAAACTGCGAAACAGCAGAAGTGAGGCTGCATGAATATCTACGAAAGAATTGATGGCAGCAAATACCGAAATATTTGGGTAGTTGGCGATCTGCACGGATGCTACACGAACCTGATGAACAAACTGGATACGATTGGATTCGACAACAAAAAAGACCTGCTTATCTCGGTGGGCGATTTGGTTGATCGTGGTGCAGAGAACGTTGAATGCCTGGAATTAATCACATTCCCCTGGTTCAGAGCTGTACGTGGAAACCATGAGCAAATGATGATTGATGGCTTATCAGAGCGTGGAAACGTTAATCACTGGCTGCTTAATGGCGGTGGCTGGTTCTTTAATCTCGATTACGACAAAGAAATTCTGGCTAAAGCTCTTGCCCATAAAGCAGAAGAACTTCCGTTAATCATCGAACTGGTGAGCAAAGGTAAAAAATATGTCATCTGCCACGCCGATTATCCTTGTGACGAATACGAATTTGGAAAGCCAGTTGATCATCAGCAGGTAATCTGGAACCGCGAACGAATCAGCAACTCACAAGACGGGATCGTTAAAGAAATTAAAGGCGCGGACACGTTTATCTTTGGTCATACGCCAGCAGTGAAACCACTCAAATTTGCCAACCAGATGTATATCGATACTGGGGCAGTGTTCTGCGGAAATCTCACATTGATTCAGGTACAGGGAGAAGGCGCGTGGGCATAAGAGAACTAAACCTCACCAAAGAACAGCATGAGTGGCTGAATGGCTGGCTTGAACTGTGGGGCGCATGGGTTTATTCAGGTCGTCTGGAAAAGCGCATGAGCAGCGTAATAGCGAAGTTCATGGAGAGCGTAGAGCCGGGAAGAGTTATGACAAGGCCAATGTGTAATGATGATGATGGAATGTTGATTTCTCAGGTCGTCGATTCCGTCATGTACATTGACAAGAAAGCCTTTGGAATCCTCCTCAGCTACTACGCTCATGGCTCTTCCAAGCACGCCATTGCATCTTACTATCATCGCGTCGCAAGACCTCGCAAGATGTTATGCCGTGGCGGCGGGCGCATTCAAAAACCATCGCTCGCAACCTGTCGACGGGAAGTTGACGAAATCCTTAATGCCTCGTTGTTTATGATTTACCCGGTTCTGGATAGTGCGTTTAAAAATCGGAAACGTGTAGAGAAAATTAAACATGTAGCATAGAACGTGTTGACATCATTGAGCAAATGAGCAACACTATTGGCATAAGCTGCCGTTAGTGACTCTTAAGTTGCAACGGTGGCTTTTTTTATTTGGGTCAGTCGTATAAAGGTCATTACGGAAGGCTGTTAACCTTCTTATCGTGGTTCGAGTCCACGCTGTCCCGCCAAATATGCTGGTTTAGCTCCAATGGTAGAGCAGTCGCCTTGTAAGCGAATGGGTAGCGGTTCAAGTCCGTTAACCAGCACCATAACTGAGCCGTAGCCACTGGCTATCCTGAATTCATCAGTGATAGTTACGCTGCGGCATTCTACGCATGACCTTCGTGAAAGCGGGTGGCAAGAGGCTGCGCTAACAACCTCCTGCCGTTTTGCCCGTGCATATCGGTCACGAACAAATCTGATTACTAAACACAGTAGCCTGGATTTGTTCTATCAGTAATCGACATTATTCCTAATTAAATAGAGCAAATCCCCTTATTGTGGGTAAGACATGAAGATGCCAGAAAAACATGACCTGTTAGCCGCCATTCTCGCGGCAAAGGAACAAGGCATCGGGGCAATCCTTGCGTTTGCAATGGCGTACCTTCGCGGCAGATATAATGGCGGTGCGTTTACAAAAACAGTAATCGACGCAACGATGTGCGCCATTATCGCCTGGTTCATTCGTGACCTTCTCGACTTCGCCGGACTAAGTAGCAATCTCGCTTATATAACGAGCGTGTTCATCGGCTACATCGGTACTGACTCGATTGGTTCGCTTATCAAACGCTTCGCTGCTAAAAAAGCCGGAGTAGAAGATGGTGGAAATCAATAATCAACGTAAGGCGTTCCTCGATATGCTGGCGTGGTCGGAGGGAACTGATAACGGACGGCAGAAAACCAGAAATCATGGTTATGACGTCATTGTAGGCGGAGAGCTATTCACTGATTACTCTGATCACCCTCGCAAACTTGTCACGCTAAACCTCAAACTCAAATCAACAGCAGCCGGTCGCTACCAGCTTCTTTCACGCTGGTGGGATGCCTACCGCAAGCAACTTGGCCTGAAAGATTTTTCTCCAGAAAGCCAGGATGCTGTAGCGCTGCAGCAGATTAAAGAGCGTGGCGCTTTACCGATGATTGACCGCGGCGATATTCGTCAGGCAATCGACCGTTGCAGCAATATCTGGGCTTCGTTGCCGGGGGCTGGTTACGGTCAGTATGAACATAGAATCGGTGACCTGATTGCCCGATTTAAAGAAGCGGGTGGGGTGGTAAATGAAGCTGAGATATAAGCTGGTTATTGTTGCCTTCTTTGTTACCGTCATCGGTTCTTTTATCTGGTCTGCCGGGCATTACTACAGCAAATATCAGCACGAAAAGGAGCGTGCTGATGAGGCTGTACGAAATGCTGAATCTGCAACAGCCATTACCAGTAACGTCCTGCAATCTCTGCAAATCATCAATACAGTTATAGAGGCTAACCAGCATGCAAAACAGCAGATCGCACTGGAGTCACAGAGAACCCAGGAAGATATCAAAGTGGCTGTTTCGGGTGATGATTGCGCTGTTCGTATCGTTCCTTCTGGCGCAGTTAAGCGGTTGCACGAATACGCGAACGGTATACGTGTCGGTGCCGGTCGTTCCGTTACCAGCCAGTCTGACGGATGAAACACCCCAGCCAGATTTACCCGACCCGTTTACGTGGGGAGCTAGCCTTAACCTGAATGTTGCGTTGTTGTCAGCGTTAGCACAGTGCAACAGGGATAAGGCTGATATCAGGGCTTTTGAGAAAAACAGGGCAGCACAAACCAATGGCACGATTAAACGTTAAAGTTATCCCACCAGACAGCGAAACGATGAACGGGATTTTTGCAGAGATTGAACGTAAATATGCGCATCAGCCGATGACGCCAAAAGTTATCGATGAAATGCAACGCGAAGCGGCGCGCCTTGTACGGCGAGCGACAAACACGAAGGTTACGTTCGTTCGGGACTGACATTACAGAAGCTCCTTTGATAAGGGGCTTCGATAATGTCACTAAGAGGAAAAATTCATGGCAAAACCGGACTGGGAGGCCATCGAAACGGCGTACCAGTGGCGGGTGAAGTATAGGGCATCTATTTATTCATCATTTGAAAAAAGAGTTGTCCGGATAGGTTTCAATAACGGTTATGTTTGAAAGACGCGAGGGGTTAACCGTGAACTCATTTTCACCAAGATAACGACTGTGGGCATTGGGGCCAGCTAATATAGAACAGGCTGGAGCTTCAGCTCTTAACAGCAAACCTGGTGATTTGTATGCATTCAATCCACGACCAAACTTCTCGGCGACTGAAATGTCCGTTGTCCAGCAAAATCCAATGAGTCCTTTATCGAACCTGTCTTTATTTTCCCCCCGATAAAGTACAAGGCTGTCACCATCATATGTTGGCAATAAGAGCGTTAATAGTTTGAGGAGAATTGAGTCGTCGTTGATCTTTTCACGTATAAAGGCCCCAGACTCAACCCATTGACTATGGAATGAATTTTTCATGGCAATTGATACTGGCTTTGCGTTATCGATGCTTTTGATAAACTCAACCCATCTGTTCCGACTGTGAATGTAATCAAGAAATTTCCTCTCATCGGACACCTTCGATTGAGGGCGGTTATAAGCTGCGAAATCTTCTAACTTCATAATTTCCTCAGGTATATCAATGGCACTCACCGACAAGCAAGAAATGTTCTGTCGCGAGTACCTCATCGATTTAAACGCCACGCAAGCGGCTATTCGGGCGGGGTACAGCGCAAAGACAGCTAACCGTACCGCATCCGAAAACCTGTCAAAACCTGACATACAATTCAGAATCGCTGAACTGAAAGCGCAACGCAATGATCTTGTTGGTATTAATGCAGAATATGTACTTAATCGCCTTATTGAAATCGACCAGATGGATGTGCTCGACATTCTCCTGCAAAACGGTGAGCTAAAGCCCATTAAAGACTGGCCTAAGGTATGGCGCACAACGCTATCAGGAATGGATGTCGTGGAGATGGTATCCGCAGATAGCGCCGCACTTCTGAAGAAAATCAAATGGCCTGATAAGGTTAAAAACCTTGAGTTGCTTGGGCGTCATGTTTCTGTTCAGGCGTTTAAAGACAACGTCAAAAATGAAGTGACTGGCGCTGATGGAGGACCAGTCAGAACAGAAATTACCAACTTAACGCCGGAGCAGGCTGCAGAGGCGTATAGAAAAATGATGGGCTAAGTATGCCGTTACCATTCCCCTTCGATTTTAAACATCCTGATTACCAGATGGTTTTTGAATGGCGGATGGAACGCCTACAGCGCATTCGCCAGAATCCTGAAATATTGCCCGTATTGAAGCAGTTTTACCGAACCAATCCGGCTCAGTTCATCATCGACTGGGGCATGACAACGGACCCGCGTAATATTGATTATGGCCTGCCGGTGACCATTCCGTTTTTACTCTTCCCTAAGCAGGAGGAGTGGATCCACTGGATTATGGAACGCTGGGGCAATCGGGAGAATGGTATTACCGAAAAATCCCGTGAAATGGGGCTCAGTTGGACCGCGATCGGACTGGCCTGCTCGCTTTGTCTCTTCAACAAAGAAATGGTTATCGGTTTCGGCTCCCGTAAAGAGGAATACGTCGACAGCACTGGTGACCCGAAAGCATTGTTCTGGAAGGCACGCAAGTTCGTGGAAACGCTACCTGTAGAGTTTCGCGGTTCGTGGAGTGAGAAGAAGCACGCGCCATATATGCGTGTTGAGTTTCCTGAAACTGGTGCCGTTATCAAAGGCGAGGCTGGCGATAATATTGGTCGTGGTGACCGTACCACGCTTTATCTGGTTGATGAGGCTGCATTCCTTCAGCGTCCTCTGCTGATTGATGCGGCGTTGTCACAAACGACGCGTTGCCGTATCGACCTGAGTTCAGTTAACGGCATGGCTAACCCGTTCGCTCAGAAGCGTCATGGCGGGAAGATACCGGTATTCACATTCCACTGGCGGGATGATCCTCGCAAGGATGAAGAGTGGTATCGCAGGGAATGCGAGAAAATCGATAATCCGGTGGTGGTGGCACAGGAACTTGATCTGAACTACAGCGCATCAGCGGAAGGCGTTCTGATTCCATCCGAATGGGTACAGGCTGCCGTTGATGCGCATATCAAACTGGGTATCCAGCCAACAGGCAAACGACTTGGCGCGATGGATGTCGCCGACGAAGGCAGGGACAAAAATGCCTTTTCCACCCGTCATGGCTTCCTCCTGGAAAATGTGCGGGAATGGTCCGGTGTGGGCAGCGACATTTATCAGTCCGTCGAGAAGGTTTTCGGCTTTTGCGAACAGGACAACCTCGAAGAGTTTCGCTTTGACGAGGACGGGCTGGGCGCTGGCGTTCGCGGCGATGCACGCGCTATCAACGAACTGCGTAACGCTGCGCGTCGACCGTCAATACTTGCCACACCGTTTCGAGGTAGTGGCGCGGTATTTGATCCGGATGATGAAGCTGTTCGCGGGGACAACGGGCAAGCCGCACGTCTGAACAAGGACTTCTTCGCTAACGCCAAAGCCCAGAGCTGGTGGCGGTTACGTAAACTTTTTCAGAATACCTGGCGCGCCGTGGTTGAAGGTATGGCTTACAACCCGGACGAAATCATCTCAATCAGCAGTAGCATGGCACTCAAAGATAAACTCATCATCGAGCTTTCGCAGCCGACCTATTCCATTAATGGTGTGGGAAAAATCGTTATTGATAAACAGCCTGATGGAACCCGATCGCCAAACCTTGCCGACTCGGTGATGATCAACTATGCCCCAATGAATTCAGCCCTGAACATCTGGGAACTGCTAGGGAGACAGGCCTGATGGCACGAAACAAACAAGCCCTGCGGCGAACTGCGCAGGCCACAGCTGATGGTTATGAGAATTTTATTGCCCGCGTAGGGATACAGACGCCTAACCAGCACTCAGCATCGACCTACCGGGCTAACTTCACCAGCCGCAACCGCATGCTGGTGGAATGGTCCTATCGTTCGTCCTGGATCATCGGCGAAGCGGTCGACGCTATCCCGGACGATATGACCCGGAAAGGCATTCGCATCACTTCGGAGATTGACGCCAAAGACCGTGGCACCCTGGAAGCGCAGCTGGATGAGTTGCAGATCTGGGATGCGCTGAACGACGTGCTGAAATGGTCGCGCCTCTACGGCGGCGCGGTCGGCTTCATCATGATCGAGGGGCAGGCACCAATGACCCCGCTGCGGCTCGAAACCATTGGAGAAGGCAAGTTTAAGGGCATTCTCCCGCTCGACCGCTGGATGATTAACCCGGTCCTGACCCGCCGCATTAAAGAGATGGGGCCGGATCTCGGCAAACCTGAGTTTTACGACGTGGTGACCACTGCCACGGGCATTCCAGCCTGGCGCATCCATCACAGCCGCCTGATTCGCTTCGACGGGGTGACGCTGCCATTCCAGCAGAAGATGACCGAAAACGAATGGGGAATGTCGGTTGTAGAGCGTATCTGGGATCGGCTTACTGCGTTCGACAGCGCCACTGTCGGCGCGGCGCAGCTGGTCTACAAAGCGCATTTGCGTACCTACAGCGTGGAGAAGCTACGCGAGCTTATCGCACTTGGTGGTCCTGCGTATGAAGCGTTGCTGAAGAATATCGACCTGATTCGACAGTTCCAGAGCAATGAAGGCATGACGCTCATGGACTCGCGGGATAAGTTTGAAACGCATCAGTACAGCTTCAGTGGTCTGGATGACATCCTATCGCAGTTTGCAGAACAGATTAGTGGCGCTGTTGGTATTCCACTGGTGCGGTTGTTCGGACAGTCCCCGAAAGGATTTTCTACCGGTGATGCAGATCTTGCCAACTATTACGACCGGGTGAGCTCATTGCAGGAGCGCCGCTTACGGCTGCCGATGCGCCGGATACTGGACATTATGCACCGCTCGGAACTCGGTAAGCCACTGCCGGACGATTTCACGTTTGAGTTTAACCCGCTATGGCAAATGTCTGACGTTGACCGCTCAACGGTGGCCGTAAATACCACCAACGCGATCAGCACCGCGCTGGGCGACGGATTGATGACGCGTAAGGCGGCAATGACCGACCTGCGCGAAAACTCTGACGTCACCGGCATCGGGGCATCCATTACCGACGAGGACATAGAGAATGCCGAAGACGAAGCGCCGCCAGGCATCGGCGAACTTGGCGACAACCCGCCAGAGTCGCCAGGCGGAGATCCGATATCGAACGAGCCTACGGCAGATAGCGCGGGCGGTCGGGGATATCGTAAATGGGCGCTACGATGGTTCAAACGATAGCGTCACCGAAATCATGGATGCGCTGGAGCGCTACAGCGAAATCATCACCCCCTGGGCGACGAAGGTTGCTGAGAACTTTACCGCCGACATTGCGCGCCAGAATGAAAAGCAGTGGCGTCAGCACAGCCGGAACATCAGTGCAGAGCTGCGCAACATGGTTGACCGCGCCCCGGTAGGCCAGGTGATGAAATCCATCGTTGCCGAGCAGATTAAGTACATCAAATCGCTACCTCTTGAGGCCGCCGATCGGGTGTATGACATTCAGAACAAAGCCATCGAGGCCGTTGTGACTGGTGGCCGCGCTGAGCCATTCGCGAAAGAGATAGCTGCGTCCGGTGACGTGTCACGCTCACGAGCGAACCTTATCGCCCGTACCGAGCTTGGACGCGCAACCGGCGCGCTCGATCAGGCGCGTGCGCTGTCAATCGGCTCGAATGGTTATATCTGGCGTACAGCCGAAGATGGCGACGTCCGGCATTCTCATCGGGAGATGGAAGGTAAGTTTGTCGAATGGGGCCGACCTCCAACGCTTGACGGTATGACCGGTCACGCTGGTGAGCTGCCGAACTGCCGCTGTTACAAAGAAATCGTCTTCCCCAACCCTCATTCTTATCTCGCCTGAATCGCAGGTAAACCATGAAATATTTTTTCAATACCCGGCTGGGGGAAACCCGCTATCAGCTGGCTGACGGCTCGCTGCTGTGCAAAGACGTGCCGATAGGTCGAACGGGTAAGCAGCTCTACGGCGCTGCCGATCTGCCAAACCTCAAACCCGACAAGCTCGGTGAGATAGTCGTAACGCGTTCTCCTGAGCAGGTATTCCATCCGGCCACGCTCGCCTCATTCGAAGGGATGAGCATCACGATCCTGCATCCTGAAGATGAAAACGGGAATGTGCGGCTGGTAAATCCCGAGAACTGGAAAGAGCTTGCTGTCGGGCATCTTCAGAATGTGCGGCGCGGGACGGGTGAGCTGTCTGATTTGATGCTGGCTGACCTTATCGTCAAAGACGAAAGCGCCATTCAGCTTATCGAAGATGGCCTGCGTGAAGTGTCGTGTGGCTATGACGCGGAGTACGAGCAGACCGAGCCAGGTAAAGCCGAGCAGGTCGATATTACCGGAAACCATGTGGCTCTTGTCCCTAAAGGCAGAGCCGGAAATCGTTGTGCAATTGGAGACAGAGACACAATGGCAAATCAAAAGAAAAGCTGGTGGACCCGCATGCGCACGGCCATCAAAACGGGTGACGCTGATACCATGAACGAACTGGTGGAGTCGGCTCCCGCATCGGTTACAGGAGATGAGGGGGATTTGCCGCAGGGCGTTAATCTCAACATCAACCTGTCCCCGCAGCAACCGCTACCGGACAAAGCACCAGAGATGGGCGGAGGTCCAACCGGCGACAGTGATGATGACCTCAAAACATTACTGAAAGCCCTGCTGGCTAAGCTGGAAGGAAATACCACGGGCGATAACGATAATAAACCTGACGCTAATCCGACCGGTGACGGCGAGGACGATGAAGAGGAAACCACGATTACTGGTGACTCAGCCTGGCGTGCCGAAGTTATCGTTCCGGGTATCGATCTGAGCCGTAAGATGAAACCGACCGCGTTCAAACGCGAGGTTCTGGCTTCCGCTGACAAAACGCTGGTTCGCCAGATAGTCGGTGATGCGGATATCCGCAAATTACCGAAACAATCGGTCGACATGGCGTTTAATGCCGTGTCTGAGATTGCCAAAGGGCAAAACACCCGCGCCACCACCGGCGATGCACAGCGCCCAAACATGGGCATGACCAGTATCGCTTCCCTGAACAAACAAAACGCTGAATTCTGGGCAAACCGTAAAGGGTAAAAAATGAATAATGTATTTCTGTACCGGATGCCTGTTGGCATTGCCGGGGCTGTTTCTCGCCCGCAGGACTTAACCGTCGAACCGGTGGTCCTTAAATCCGATAACGCCTTTGCTGCCTATGGCCTGGCTGGTAAATACGATGATGACGGTTTTTTCGTGCCGCTGGCAGATGGTGATACCGCAGACAAGGTGAAGGGGATCTACGTGCGCCCTTATCCGACCACTTCGCAGCCGGACATGGTTCGCCAGGTGGGGAGTGGCAAGAACTTCCCGGGCGACGCCATGAAGCGTGGCTACGTGACCGTTAATCTCGGTTCTGATTTTGATGCCAGCACCATCAAAAAAGGCGACCCGGTATACGTTGTCGTCTCCACTGATGAATCCATCAAAGTGCCGCTGGGTGGATTCATGTCCACGTCAGTCAGTGGCAAAAACGTGGTGCTGACCAACGCTGAATTCACAGGTGCCGGTGATGCTAACGGCAATGCAGAAATTTCCTGGAAGATTTAAGGAACAGACGAATGATTACTTTTGATCAGGCAACCGTTGACAGCTCTGGTGCCTTTCTCATCGGGGAGCTGGAGCGACTCGACCAGACGCTGAACCTGCCACTGGTGGGGTACACCTGGACCCGCGATATTCAGTTGCGTGAAGATGTCTCTATCGCAGATGACATTTCCAGCTGGACGAATACCAGCTTCGCCGCTGCGGGTACTGGTGCAAATCCGAATGGCAAAAACTGGGTAGGCAAAGACTCAACCGCTATTGCTGGCGTAAACGTGGATATCGGCAAATCCGGTAACCCGCTGAACCTGTGGGGGATGGAACTTGGCTGGACGGTCATAGAATTGCAGGCTGCTCAGCAGGTCGGACGCCCGATCGATACGCAGAAGTATGACGGGATGCAACTGAAATGGCAGATGGATAACGATGAACAGGTGTATGTTGGCGATTCCGCATTAAACCTGAAAGGCCTTGTTACCCTGAACGGCGTGCCTGTCAACAACGCTGCCAAAACGTGGGCAACCTCAACACCGGACGAAATCCGCGCAAGCATTAACCAGGTGCTGTCTGATGCGTGGGCCGCTTCCGGTTACTCTGTGGTTCCGCGTGATTTGCTGATCCCGCCTGAGCAGTTTGCTCTGTTGTCCAGCATCATCGTTTCATCTGCGGGTAACCAGTCCCTGTTGACGTACCTTCAGACCAACACCATCAGCTATCACCAGAACGGTGTTCCGCTGAATATCCGCGCGGTTAAATGGCTGAAAGGCCGTGGTGTGGGGAATAAGGATCGCATGGTTGCGTACACCAACGATAAAAAATACGTCCGCTACCCGCTGGTTCCGCTTCAGAGCGTGCCGGTGCAGTATCGCGGTCTGTATCAGATCGTCACTTACTACGGCAAGCTGGGTGCAGTCGAGCCAGTGTACAAAGAAACCATTTCGTACGTTGATGGCATTTAACAGCCATATGGCCCCCTGGCGGGGCCATTAAGGATGACCCGATGGCAAAAAATAATGCAGTAATACACGTACATACCCCGTTTGTGCTCACGCTTCCCGACGGTTCGCGGCGCGAGTTTGTTAAAGGCCGTCATGCTGTGGAGGAAGACGTTGCCACGCACTGGTTCACTCGTGCGCACGCGGAAGTATCCGTTGGCAAAGCCACAGACGCGCGTAACGAGGTAAAAAATGCCAAAGAATCAAAGTCTGCCAGCGGTAAGTGATTTTCGCCGCGACTTCCCGCAGTTTGCTGACCCTGCCAAATATCCCGAAGCGCAAATCCAGTTTCGTCTGAATCTGGCCGATGAACTGCTGAGCGAAAACGTCACCGGAAAAAAGTTGTTTCCGTACTTTGCCGGGTTGTTCGTTGCGCACTACATGACGCTCTGGGCGGCAGACAGCCGGGCGATGCTGGCTGGTGGTCCGGGCGGTTCAACCAATGGTGTTCAGTCCTCAAAGTCCGTGGATAAGGTAAGCGTCAGTTATGACACCAGCGCGACGCTGAATCCTGATGCAGGTTTCTGGAATAACACCCGATATGGCGCTGAATTTTATCAGTTGATCACGATGTTCGGTGCAGGCGGTCGCCAGCTATGAGTTTCAAAAGCGGTGTAACAACGAGGGTGGATAACGCTCAGGCCATTCTGGATGCGCTCAGGTCGTTAACCAAAAAAGATGTGCTGGTCGGCATCCCTTCGGAAGACAGCGAGCGGGATGATGTTCCGTTTGGTAATGCGGGCATCGGTTACCTCAACGAATACGGCTCACCGGCGCAAAACATCCCGCCACGACCTCACCTGGTCCCCGGCGTTAAATCGGTAGAAGAACAGACAGTGCCGCAGCTCAAAGCAGCGGCGCAGGCTGCGCTTGATGGTAATGCGGCGGGTGCGGAAAGAGCGCTCAACCGTGCCGGAACGCTGGCCGCTAATGGCGTCAGGCGTTACATGACCATTACCGGCTTTACGCCGCTTGCTGACAGTACTGTTGAAGCCCGGGCTCGTCGGGGGCGCAAGGGGGCAACACTGGAACTTACCCGGCGTGCTGCTGGCGAATCCCCGGGAACCGAACTGGCGAAACCATTAATTGACACCGGGCAATATCGCAGAGCGATTACCCATGTAGTGAGGGATAAAGATGCCGACTCTTGATGTAACAGATGTGCTTTTTGACCCCGATTTTTGCGACTTCAATTTGTGGGTAACACGCCGAGTGCAAACGGTTGATGAGGACGGGATCGGCAGCGACAGTGAAGTTAAAAAGCAGTTTGCCGGAGTCGTAACTGTTGATCGCTCTCTGGAAAACCGCCGTATGCAGGCAGGGCAGGTAATCAGCGGTGCAATTCTGATTGTGACGACTGAGCGACTGACGCAGGGACAGACTGGCCGTGATGCCGATATCGTGACGTATCAGGGTCGTGATTATCGTGTGACCTTCGTCGACCCGTATACAGCTTATGGGGCCGGATTCGTTCAGGCGCATTGTGAGTTGATGCCGTTTGATGGGGGAACTCCGGTTGAGCAATAACACCAGTACAGAGCGCGGATGGTTAATACCAACCAGTGGCGATCCGGATTATGACGAAGCGCTCGACAGGCTGTTAAGCCAGTGGATGCGTAACGTTTCCGGCCTGTCTGCCGGGATGGTTCGCCCGCGCTGGCAGAAAGAGCAGCCGCCACTGCTACCGGTTGAAACGAACTGGTGTGCGTTTGGGGTTATCGGATGGTCAGGTGATGACAGTCCGGCATTCACCAGACAGACCGATAATGGCTCTCAGCTCTGGCGGCATGAAACGATTGAGTGTATGGCTTCGTTTTATGGACCGGCGGGGATGGTGTATGCGTCCCGGTTTCGTGACGGTATATCTGTGCCGCAGAACAATGCAGCACTGAATGCGCTGGGGCTGTCTCTTGGTGATTACACAGGTCTGACTCCCTTCCCTGAACTTATTAATCAGCAATGGGTCCGCCGCTACGATATGACGGTGCGTCTGCGCCGGAAGGTTGTGCGCGAGTACGGTATTAAATCGCTGGTGGAAGCACCAGTCATCTTTTTCGGAGATTAAGCTATGGCACAGGGCTTGCCTGTATCAAACGTTGTTAATGTTGATGTGATCATGTCGCCGCGTGCAGCATCAGGGCGAAATTTTGGTGCATTACTCATTCTCGGCCCGTCCACAATAATTCCGGTAAGTGAGCGCATTCGCCGTTATTCTGCCGCGGAAGATATTGGAAAAGATTTTGGCGTGGAATCACCAGAATATAAGGCTGCGCAGGTGTTTTTCTCACAATCACCGAAACCTCAGGAGGTTTTTGTTGGTCGTTGGGTGAAAACGAAGGGAGACAGCGAACAGGCCACGCCTGAGACGCTGGAGCAGGCTGTGAATGCCATGCTCGATTATACTTCATGGTATGGGCTGGGGATTGCAGACGATGAAGATATTCCGGATGCAGACTGGCTGAAAGTGGCTGCGGCGATCGAATCCTCTTCTGTAAGCCGTATTCTGGCGATTACGACAAGCGATGAGAAATGCCTGCAGACTGCATCCAGCGATGATTTGGCATCAAAACTGAAAACCGCCGGATATTCACGCAGTTTTATTCAATATTCATCGGGTAATAAATACGCTGCGTTATCTGCATTTGGCCGGGCATTCACGGTTAATTTCAATGGCAGTAATACCGCGATTACGCTCAAGTTTAAGCAGGAGCCGGGTGTCGGGTATGAAACACTGACAGTCAGCCAGGCATCGGCACTTGATGCAAAAAACTGCAATGTGTTCGTGTACTACCAGAATGATACAGCTATCCTCCAGCAGGGAGTGATGGCTAACGGCGATTTCTTTGATGAACGCCACGGCCTGGACTGGTTACAGAATTATGTGCAGACCAACCTCTATAACCTGCTTTATACCAGCACCACGAAAGTTCCCCAGACTGAAGCCGGTATTACCCGACTGTTATCAAATGTTGAAAAATCACTGGATCAGGCCGTTCAGAATGGACTGATTGCTCCGGGCGTATGGAACGGGGGCGACCTTGGCCAGTTGTCATCAGGTGACACGCTGCCCAAAGGTTATTACGTATACGCCCAGCCGCTGGATGAACAGGCACAATCAGAACGTGAAGCCCGTAAGGCTCCGGTGATTCAGGCTGCAATAAAACTTGCAGGCGCGGTTCATTACGCTGACGTACAGATTAACGTTGTTCGCTAAGGGGAAGTGAATGTCTACCTATTCTTTTATGGATGTCACTGCGACGCTGACCGGGCCGACCGGTTCGATTGACCTCGGGTACGGTTCTGCAAGTTCTGAAGAGGGGATTGTGGTTGCGATGGGCGGTCCTAAAAACACCATGACCATCGGTGCTGATGGCGAAGTGATGCACAGTCTCCATGCAGATAAAAGCGGGACGATTACCGTTAACCTTCTGAAGACATCACCGACAAATAAAAAATTGTCGCTGGCGTATAACGCACAGAGCCAGTCTTCGGCCACATGGGGGAATAACGTTATTGTGATCCGAAACAAGGTCAGCGGCGACATCATCACGGCACGTAGTGTTGCGTTCCAGAAACAACCGGATAATGCCAACGCTAAAACCGGTAATACGATGCCGTGGGTGTTTGACTGCGGCAAGATTGACCAGGTTCTCGGGGAGTTTTAATACATGGAATTCGAAATCAAAGGCGTGAAATATCGCGCGGCAAAACTCAGCGTTTTTGATCAGCTGAAAGTGATCCGCAAACTTCTGCCGGTGCTGGCAGGAATGATGTCAGATTTCGGGAGCATTCGCTCCCGTTTGCCTGCTGATGGCAAAATCGACACCGTGAAATTCGAGCAGTTAAAACCGGTGTTTGAAACCATGCTCCCGCGTATCGCTGAGGAACTGTCTTCCCTGACCGAAGATGACACCAGTGCGATTATTCATCCCTGTCTTGCGGTGGTATCGCGGCGTCATATGGACGGATGGGTTCCGGTATTTACCCAGGGCGAACTGATGTTTGATGATATTGACTTGCTGGTCATGCTGCATCTGGTGGCGCGGGTGGTCGCCGATTCGCTGGGAAATTTTTTGCCTACACCCCTTACCAGCACGACGCAGAGCCTGCAACAGGGCTGACGTTTAACAGCCTGCCGGACGGGCTGTCTTACCTTCTCAATCCGGTTGACGCTGGGTTAATTCCTTATACAGCACTTAAAGATGGCTCTGTCGATTTGTACGACATTGCTCTCTTGAATGACCATCTGGCGGTAAAAGCGGATAACCAGCGGCGCATTGAGAAATGGAGAGAGGATAATGAACGCTGAAACTATTAAAGATTTCCTCGTCTCGCTTGGCTTCAGTGTGGATGATGCAGGAGCGAAAAAGTTCGGTTCTGTCCTCGCCGGTACAACTGCAAATGTCATCAAAATGGGACTGGCCGTTGAAGGAGCTGCGCTGTCCGTGGTGGCCTTCACGGCTAAGATCGCCTCCGGCCTGGATAATCTTTACTGGGCGTCACAGCGCACCGGCGCGACAGTCCAGGGAATTCAGTCTATTGGCTATGCGGTTTCGCAGGTTGGCGGCAGCGTGGACGCTGCGCGCGGGTCACTGGAGAGCCTTGCCCGTTTTATCCGTAATAACCCCGGGGCTGAGGGATTTCTGAATCGTTTGGGGGTACAGACACGGGATGCCAGCGGTAACATGCGTGACATGGCCGCTATTTTTACAGGTGTAGGACAGAAGCTCAGCGGCATGCCGTATTACCGGGCTAACCAGTATGCGCAGATGCTGGGCATTGACGAAAATACCCTTATGGCGATGCGCCGGGGTGTGGGTGGTTTCTCCGGGCAGTACAGCGCAATGGCGAAAGCTATCGGCTTCAATGCTGACGAGGCGGCCAGAAGCTCCAACAAATTTATGACCTCCCTGCGTGAGTTTAGCGCGATGGCAGGCATGGCCCGTGACAAAATCGGCTCTAATCTTGCGGGTGGGCTTGCGGGTTCGCTGGACACCCTGCGCCGCCATATCCTGGACAACTTCCCTCGTATCGAGCAGACCCTGACGAAAGCCATAAAAGGCATTCTGGCGCTCGGGGATATTATCGGGCGGCTGTTCTTCAGACTGATTGAAGGAACATCAGGCCTCATCACCTGGTGGCAATCGCTGGATAAGCAAACGCGGGAGTTGATCTCGCTGTTTGGTGCACTGACGATTGCGCTGCGCATTCTGAACAGTACGTTCTGGATGTCGCCGATTGGCCTCATTACCGCGCTGGCGGCGGGTATTGCCCTCCTGTGGGAGGACTATCAGACCTGGAAGGAAGGCGGCGACAGCCTGATTGACTGGGGCAAGTGGAAACCGGAGGTTGATGCCGCGCTGAAGATGGTTCGTGACCTTAAAACGACCGTTAACGACCTGGTGAAAGCGCTGGCGAAACTGCTCAATATTGACCCCAAATCATGGTCCCTGAAGTGGGATTTCAGCAACTTCATCGACCAGATGGGCGAATTCAGCAAAATGCTGAACATGATCGCCGACCTGCTCAACGCTATCAAAGATGGCCGCTGGGCTGATGCCGTCAGCATCAGCAAACAGATACTTAATCAGGGCAGCGAAAATCCGTCAGCGATGCCGATGGTTACAGACAGCGCTAACAGTACTGCCGACTGGATTAAAGAGCACTGGGGATTCGATCCCATAAGCGCTAAC